TATCGTGATACAACAGTTCATTCATTTGTTGATAAGAATACAGGAGAAGTTTACATGGCAGCATCATGGAGCAAACCAGCGAAGCATGTAAGATTTGACATGAGAGTGATAAGAGACAGGACATTGATGCACACACCAAGTTTTGTGACTTGGAATACTGGATACTTATACATGAGGTAAACACAATGCTACTTAATTTAACAAAAGAAGAATTAGAAACCATTATTTATTGTCTTGAAGGTTATCTTCAAGGCAATGATGATGAAGAACTATCAGATGAAATTGTGAGAATATGTACCAAAGTTGAACAGTTGAGTGAAGTATGCACTTGTAAGGAGAAAATTCAATGAATGTATCATATGATACCAATTTGCTCCTCTCAGGATCGTCTGTAAGGTCGATGAAAATGAGTTTAGGTACAAAAGTACCTGCACGAAAAGACAAAAATGGTAGATTTTACTACTTGAATTGTAAGAAAGTTGATCGACACACTAGGTCAGGATTTAATGGTAGAGAGATCATTTGTCCTATGTGTGACCACGTTTCGACTGTATATCATTTTAGTTGGTCATCATTAGTATGTCAACATTGTGAACTTGAGATTCCAAAAAGAAGTTGGTGGACACTCAAATAAGTGTCACAAGTTTCCTACCAATTTTACTTGATAGGGATTATAATAAGTACATAAGCAAAGAGGTTTCCCACTCATGAACAACTTTAAAGAATTTCTTGATTATTGTGAGTCATTTTACTCACCATCACACCCAGATGTATTATATCCGATTGACGGATTGACCAGAGAAGAGTTAGCACTTGCAACTCTCAACTATCTTGACCTATGTGAAGAAGACACTCATGTCACATGGGGTGGTGGAGACTCACTTGACAGAGAGAGAGTCAGAAATTTTGTAATTGAGAGAAGAGCAGTTTTACAGGAGGTTGCATAATGAACACACTTAAAAGATTTTACGTTAATGTAAAATTTGAGAAGTATGGAACTTACACTATCGAAGCAAGAAGTAAGGAACATGCACTTGAAATCTATAATGATGGAGATTATGGATGGGATGACTATCAAGAGGACTTTGGAGAGTTCAATGAAGTAGTCGAAGATGTTGAAGAAGAACTATTTGCCGACACACAACTTTCACTATCGGGAGTATTCTAATGTTAAAGTTACTATTGATACTTGTTATCATCATATTTTTTGTTATAATATACTTAAGATCATTTGACCCACATGCTTAATTTACACATTGAACACCCAGAAGATACAATTCTAACTGGTAATCTTGACTTTCTCAAAGCAATCAAGTCTTATACAGTCGCACCACACGGACATATATCAGTCAAGATTGATGGTTCGCCTGCAATCGTGTGGGGAACTCATCCTGTCACTCATAAATTTTTTGTTGGTACGAAGTCAGTATTCAACAAAAAGTTAATCAAGGTCAATTATACTCATAAGGACATTGACAACAACCATAAGGGATTAGTTGCAATTATCCTACATGCCTGTCTATCAAGCCTACCAAAAACAGAGTATATTTATCAGGGAGATTTTCTTGGATTCGGTGGAGACAACACTTTCCAACCGAATACAGTTACCTATGTGTTTCCTGAGAATGTACAACAGACAATCATAGTCGCACCCCATACACAGTATGAGATTGACCAATGTGTTCCAAGTCCAAGTATTAATGCACTTCGTGATACCATTGCAATACCACTCTATGAACAATTAGAAAGTACGGATAAGACTTTCTTTTATCAACCACTTGCAATCATGAGTATTAATGATTCTCTTAAGGAGAGAGTTGACTTTGCACTTCAAATTGCTCAGTTGGTCAAGTTCCTTGACAAGGACATGGCAAAGGCACTTCAGTATGAATTGAATCAGCACATCAAACAAGGTAGAAAAATTGATTCTGATGACTATGGAGATTCTGGTTATGGTCAACTGGTTGGATTCTACAACTTGATTATGGAGATCAAAGAAGAACTTTTATCATGTTGTAAAAGTAATCAGGTTGCAATGACCTTGATTGAAGGAGAGGAGTGCGATGGAGAAGGTTATGTATTCCATAGTGGTTATGGTTCATTTAAATTGATTGACCGTAGATATTTTAGTTTCTATAATTTTAAATTGCATCAGGAGTGGAGCGGTTAATTAACTGTCACACACCACACACCATTTCATCCATTCATGGATTATAATAAAGTATAAGCAAAGGAGGTTTCCCACTCATGACCAAAGAAGATCAACTGATCGCAGACATCGGATTTTGTGTTGATGACCTCGGACTTAATGATGACCAAATCGGTCTTTATCTCCGAGCATCCGAAGAGATAGGTGTCAGTTGCCGATACATGGCAGAGGAATTTGTATTTGAGAGTGACACACTTGAGGAGTTTGAGAGACTACACCTTGACCCAGAGTATCTTAAAATTAATTGGAGGTTAAACTAATGTCAAGAACCACACCAAAGGAAAAGATGATTATTAACCTAATGGAAGAGGTTATTAACATTCTATCAACTTGTAAAGACTTATCTGACCCAGAGTTTTCAATGTATGAAACAATGAAACATGCAGTTGACAGAGAAGTTTACTATCCCCTATACGACTCATGAACGCTACACAACTCACAAAAGAACAACTTGCCGATCTCAAAAGAGAATTTGCTCATCTGATGATCGGAGACATGTCTCCCAAAGAACTGTTTGAGTTCGCAATTCACAGAATTACATGTGATGTTGCAATGATGAGACAGGAAGAACTCAAAGAGCATATTGATGAGTATGATGAGTACGCATATGAAATCTTGGAGGACTATGTAACCGATACAGTCGGTTCCTATGAAATCTATCAAGAGTTCCTATCT